GGAGACATAGCAGACCTTCCAAGTGGATTAACTTATTATTATAATGATGGTTCAAACCAAACTTCTGGAGATATAGCAGACCTTCCCAGTGGATTAACTTATTATTTAAATTATGGTTCAAACCAAACTTCTGGAGACATAGCAGACCTTCCAAGTGGATTAACTTATTATTATAATGATGGTTCAAACCAAACTTCTGGAGATATAGCAGACCTTCCCAGTGGATTAACTGTTTATTTAAATTATGGTTCAAACCAAACTTTTGGAGACATAGCAAGTCTTCCCAGTGGATTAACTGATTATTATAATACTGGTTCAAACACAACTTCTGGAGACATAGCAAGTCTTCCCAGTGGATTAACTGATTATTATAATACTGGTTTAAACACAACTTCTGGAGACATAGCAAGTCTTCCCAGTGGATTAACTTATTATTATAATACTGGTTTAAACACAACTTCTGGAGACATAGCAAGTCTTCCCAGTGGATTAACTTATTATTATAATACTGGTTTAAACCAAGTTGATACCTATACATCAGGGCATACGTTTTCTGCATCAATTAATTACTTTTATCATAGACCAGCGGCAGGATACGGATTAAGTGATACGGAGGTAGATAATTTATTGATTGATCTTGAATCCAGTGGAATGAGTTCAGGAACAATTGATTTAGCGGGAAACAATACTGCCAGAACATCTGCTAGCGATGCTGCCGTTACAAGTTTAGAAAGTAAGGGAGTTACAGTAAACCCCTAATTAGGAGAAAATATGAAAAAATGGATTATTATTTTAATGAGTTTATTATTTGTAACGATTAGTTTGCAATCCTACTCGCAATCTTCAACTACAGAATACAGATATTTTACAAATGAAAGCATAAAAGCTAGTACAGGCTTAGTAGCCTCCTACACCTTCGCTAACCCAATTAAGGGAGAGCTGATAGATGAAAGCGGTAATGGAAACACAGGAACGGTCTATGGAGGTATTTCAACAAGGGAAGGGATGTCTTTTAGTGATGCTTATATAGATTACGGAGCAATAGGAAATGTAAAAACAATAACATTTAGAATTGATTTAGAATCTACAACGGAAAAGATATTCGAGGGTGCTTCTAATGATTTAGAAGTATACGCAAATGCAGGAACTTTAACATATCCTGACTATGATAATGCCTATATTGATGGAATTGATACGGATATTATTACAACGGGCTGGCATACGATAACGGTAATAAGTTCGACAAATGTAAACTTAACGGCTGCTAAAATAGGAATTATAAATACAACGTATGGAGATTTCGAGATAGCAGAAAATCAATTTTATTCAGATGAAAAAGGAACTACATGGATAGACATATATCACGCTAAGTGGGAGAAGGTAGTAAAGCTGATAGACTTTTCTTTTTCTCCTGTGGGTTTATCACCTGTTGGGTTTTTCAAAGGAACAGGTATATTTTTAGTTGCAGAAGAAATAGTAAGCGAAGCACATTCTAAATATCTGAATTGCACATCAAATGGAACTACTGGGTTTTATATCGAAGATATAACGGATAGCACTTACGTAGAATCACTTTATTATTATAATGGAAGTTGGGCTGATGTGGGCGGTTACACAATTTACAGAGTGGCTAATGATAACGCTTGGTTTAGTTATTCAGGTAATAAAGTTACTTTTACATTAACAAGTGGACAGAGAATCAAAGATATTATAATTAAAAATCAGAAATGAAAAAGTGTAATAAATGTAAGGATTTAATATCAAAGGATGACTTCTATAAATGTAGTACTAATTCAGATGGATTACAATGTATATGTAAAGATTGTACAAAAGATCGTATACTTGCTTCAAAGAGAACAAAGGATGGGTTAATTACAAAGGTATATTCTGCTCAGAAAAGTAATTCTGCACAAAAAGGCTACCCACCACCAACTTATACAAAACGAGAATTAAAAGAGTGGATGTTTTCTCAGCAGAAATTCCATGAATTGTATGATAACTGGAAGAACTCAGGATATGATACTGCATTAATTCCATCCTGTGATCGTAAAGACAACTACCTTTCTTACACATTAAAAAATATACAACTTACTACTTGGTGTGATAATTTACAGAATGGATATGATGATATGCGAAATGGAATTAATAATAAAAACTCCAAAGTTGTTATTGGAATAAACTTAATCACAGGTGAGAAGGTTGAATTTCATTCCACAATGGATGCAGAAAGACAAACTAATGCAGATCATAGGCATATATCAGATTGTTGTAATAATATACGTAAAAGTCATGCTGGTCATGCATGGGAATTTAAAAATTAAAATAATGAAGAAGTGGCAGAACATATCAATTACAGTTTTAGTATTTCTTATAGTAATAACCTTTGCTATATTCAATGGATTAGTAATTAATTGGGCTCATGAACACGAACCTATAGCTAGGAAGTTATTATCATCACAATGGCATGCTATAGGAACGCTGACGAAGCTTTTAGTAGGTTTGATACCTATAGTGCTATTATGGAAGAAATGGCTGTATATGCTCTCTTTTGCACTTGCCTACTTTATCATACAATGGAGTGGATATAACATTATCATAAATTTACTCATAGGTCAGTCATGGGATTACATCGGTGGTACTTCCTGGGTAGACTTATGGGGTAGGAGTCATCCTATCTGGTTTTGGACTTTACAGGTGCTATCCTTAGTACTGGCTATCGCTATTAGTATATATGCTTTGATAAAAGAGAGACGTTCTTTATAACTCAGATCTTTCAACCGACCAAGTAGACAAAGAATAATTAATCATTTAAAAATTAATTAAATGCCTAACATTAAAGATATCAAATTTACAATGAGGGATGTTATAGGAATCTCTTTCTGGTTGGCTTCTGTACTATCTGTTTATTTTCTCAATGCAGGACAGATAAACACTAATAAAACAAACAGCGAACATAATACGACACATATTAAAGAGCTGAGGGTAAATTTTAAAGATCATGTTGACTGCTCATCTATACTAATTAATAGTGTAGACAAAGAAGTGGCAATAATAAAAACTAATCTTGAAAATATAAAAGAAGATGTTAAAGCTATTAATGAAACTGATGATAGTAGCCCTAATTAGTGGCCTTGTCATAACTCTTACTGGATATAATTCTGATGATGGAATTGCTAAAGGAGGTAATATAGAGTATCTTCCAGAAAACATTCCTCTTCTTGAGAGTATAACATCTGAAAATATAGTTTTCCTAGATAGTGATTCGGTGATGAAGGAAGGACAGAGAGTTTTTCAGGATCTCAATGATGTTGTCAAAGATACAGACTCCTTACGTTATATGGTAAGACAGATCAGGATCAGGAAAGAAAAAAGTGGTGAGATAAAGAATAAGAAGTATGTCAAATAACTGACAATATGTGATAACGATAATATTTACTAACTTTATAAAAAATTAAATCATGAAAAAGATAATTCTAATAATCTTCAGTCTCTTCATTGTAGGAGTTGCTTGTTCACAAACTTATATCTATAAGAGAAATAGCAGAACAGGTAAGCCAGATGTAGTTCTAGACTATTTATCTACTATCTCTGCTGATACTTCTAATATTAAAACTACTGGTGATGATAATATATGGGCTACCTGGACCTTCAAGAATGATCAGGTGTTTGAAAAAGGTATTTCTGTTGAAGGAACTATATCAGGAGGTGCGAGTGCTGGTAGTCTTATAAAGCTAACCCAGGCAGCAGGAGAGACGTACTCAGGAACCACTGCAGGACTTACTGTTAAAAACTACGATGTAGCAACTTCTGTACATGGTTCCGGTGAAAATACTGGACTAGCTGTATTTATGAAGCAACTATCTGCTTCTGGTGCAGGAGGTGAAAATTCATTAGCATCCTTTCATTCTCATTCATCTGCGATAGGAAAGCTAGATCATGGTCTTGTAATCTATCCTGACACAGTAGGAAGTGTAATTGCTGTCCGATCAGCTGTAGCAGACTATGGTCTTGATTTTAATGATAGAGCTAATGTAGTAATAAATACTGCTGAGATACGAGGTAGTAATGGAGAGACTATTGATAATACGACTGATGGAGAATGGGATTTTGGAGCTGCTAATATTGCAACTACTGGAACACTTGCTGCTAAAAATACAACTCTTGATGGATATTTATTATTTAATGATCCTGGTACTAATGCTAATTCATTTGTAACACAATGGCAAGCTGACAATGCAACTACAGTACAGACAGCATCAGTACAGACAATATATGCTGCTGATCCTTACTTTCAGTTAAAGGTTCCTAGCGATGCAGGAACAGCTACTACTGTTGCAGATTTCTACGATCAGGAGATAAAATGGTTTAATGATCTGGCAGGGACAGACTATGTTATGACTTGGAGAGGAGAGACAAATGATGGTACATTGACGTATATGGAAGACGAGGATCGCTTTGTCTTTGATAACGATTTACAGGTACAGACAGCAAGGGTTATCGATACCATAACAATAGGTGTGGCAGGCAGTAACAAGGGAGTTATAAATTTTGTTTCAGATGCAGGGGATAGTACGGAATTGGTTGCTGAGAGTGGTGGTGTTATCCTTAAAGGTAACTGGCTTGTAGAAGAGGGTTATTCAAGACAAAGACCAGAAAACTATTCTTATACTTACGGTTCAACACAAGATATTATATATAATGTCCATGATACAGTTCATCATACAGCAACATCTGCTTGGCATGATTTATTTCTTGATGGATTAACAAAGCAAATGATTATTCCAGCATCAACAACATGGACATTTTCTGTTCAGGTATCTGGTACAGGGAGTGTAACTGGAACAAGTTTTTCATATTATATTCTTGATGGATGTATAACAAGAGATGATGCAGGAAATACTACATTAAGATCTGGTACTCCTGTTATAAATTATGAAACAGACGGAAATTTTAATATAAGGGTTGCTGCTGATGATACGAATGAGGCACTTGTAGTGGAAGTGACAGATTCAGGAAATAGTGGCATTTATGTTAACTGGATGGCAACAGTAAAAATAACAGCTGTATCACAAACAGGATTACCATAAAAATATAAGTTATGACTGCTAAAGAAGTACTAACAAAAAATATAGTCTATGAAAGGCTAACTTCTGAGACTCCGGACTTCTGGAAGAGGATACGGTTCTATGCACAGGTAGGTACGGTCTTAGTATCTATTTTAGGATCCATAGCTGTACCATTATCAGCTCCTTTGTGGGTAGGTATCACTATAGGTGCCTTAGATGCTTTATGTGTCTCTACGATAGCTCTAAGCTCTGTTACAACTACTAATGAGAAGATCAGTGAGAAGGAGGCTAAGCCAAGTTGGTTAGAGAGGAATATTAACAAGATTATTAATTCGCTGTCTAAGAACAAGGCAGTATAAATTCAATATTATGATAACAGAACAAGTAATGACAAGAAGTCAAGATTTCTTCGATGAACTCATTGACGAAAAAGGATGGAAAGAATTTGTATCAGATCAGCTTATTAACAAGGGTCTTCCCCTGCTTGACAAGTTAGTATTCGAAAAATACATCCCGGTAACTTACCACAAACCTATCAACGATATCCTTTTACTATTGTTAGATGAGGATTATCAGGGAGCAGTCTTAGCTCTTGCCGGTGTCATCCAGGAGATTGTTAATATCAACTGGTTTAGCAAAGAGAATCAGAAAGCATTTATCGATGGTCTATTGATGGCTATTGGTGCTGTTGTTAAGCAACTGGTAGAAAATGCCAAGGAAGATGAGACTGCCTAAAGGGATAAGAAGGTTTTTCAAAAGATTCAAGATCAAGATATCTCTGAACAGTATATTTTTCTATTCAGAGTCAGAGAGTAAAAGAAAGAAGATTACAGATGGCAAGCACCATAGAAAAAGAATGTAAATATGCTATAGGAGACAAGTTTATTTACGTCAGGGGATCAGAGGAATTCAAGATCATTGAAATAGCCCCTTTATTCACTAAAAGTAAGGGTAAGAGGAAAACCTTCAAGAGTTATAAGATCGTCTTACTACGCTTAGGAAACGATGGCATTAAGGCTAACATGACTCAAGAACAGCTAGACGATTACCTAAACAGACAAATATTTAAAAGGATATGAGTTTTATAACACTAGATAAGGAAACAGGTCAGGTAGAAGTAACTCCTGAAGCAATGTCTTTCTCTGTTGTTAAAAGCTTATATTCTTTTGATAAGTCTGCTGACAAAGGATTCTTCCATGACATCACCAAGTACACATACCATACCTATATAAAAGATCACCCCTTACACTATCTCCTATTAAAGGAACGTAAGGATAGGGTGGCCAGGGAATACTTCCAGGAATTCGATTGGGAGAAGGCAGAGAAGAACAAGAAGGTCCAGGCCTTTATAGATCAGTTTATAAGAGACAACCACACCTCTACAGAGAGATTCTATCTTTCCATCAAAGGAGATCTAGAAGAGCTTAAAGAGCATATCCAGAAGATACCCTTCACTAAGAAGGAAAAGGTAACACAAGAGATCACAGTAGATTTTAAAGATGCAGAAGGCAATGACAGAAGAGAGAAGGCCTATGTAGATATTGTGATAGATATCGATAACAGCAAGGCCAAGATAGAAGCATTAAAAAGAGCCAGTGACATTATCACCCTGGAGCAGCAGATCAGAGAAAAAATATCTCAAGAGGAGATAGAAGTAAAAAAGGGATCAGGGTTAAGATTATTTGATAGTAGAGACTTTCGTAAATAATAAAGTATGAAATTCGTTAATAGTAAAAGATTCAGTCCAGTTGTTTTTGAAGAAGATCTTCCTGATCCACAGGATTATTTTCACAAGACTCCTGAGACTATCGATAAGGAATTTCTCAAGAAAGGAAACTACTTTATAGATGTTGCATGGTGGAGTAAGCAGATAGACAGATGTATGAACGGATATACTGTAAAAGATGCTATTGCTCCTGGTGGTGATATGATGATTGACGGTATCGATGCTATCTGGTATCCTAATGGAGACTGCTATATCCCTTTATATGATCTACTGATAAAAGATAGGACTGTATGGATATCTGGAAGACATTATTTTTATCTTAACTTCTGGCCTATCTATGGTACTAAAAAAGGATCTAAAAGCAAGGGACTTACCAATCCTAGATTCTTAGGTATGGACTTCTTCTTTGCCATGCGTGTAGAGATGATGTTTGACCAGAACAAAGATGGACAGGAATTAAAATGTAGGCAGATAGGGATAAGCGAAAAAGGTGCTGGTATGGTAATAGGATATAATTATACTTTCTATCCTGACTCACAGAACTTAATCATTGGTGGTGTACAGGCAGATGCAGATCATACTATGCAGCGTACCATTGAGGGATTAGATAATCTGGCTAACACTCAGTTCTACAAAGAACGTAAGAGGGGTGGAGACAGTAAGAAATATGTAAAGGCTAAGAACTATGGTGCTGAGATCTATTCACTTACAGCTAAGAACGACTTCCAGACTGCATCAAGGTTCAGTCCATTTGTTGTATGGTATGAAGAGATTGGTAAAGGAGTGAAGGGATGGTCTTTAGAGGTAGCTAAATATATTGATCCCTCTATAGAAACTGAAGGAGAAAAAACGGGTTGGCAGTTTTTTATCGGAACCGCAGGGGAGATGGATGAAGGCATATATGACTTAGAACTACGTCATTATAACCCTGAAGAATATAATATATTATCCTTTGATAATGTCTTTGAGAAAGAAAATCCTGATCAATCTGTTAAGGTAGGACACTTTACAGGTAAAGACTGGTATCTTAAAGTCGATGAAGATGGTAACCCACTACGAAGAGAGAGTAGGATGGATATCTTACGAAGAAGGTCTCTTAAAAAACCAGAGGACAGATATAAGTTTATCACCCAGAGACCTATCTATGCTTCAGAGGCTTTCTTAACGACTGTAGCAGGCTTCTTTGGAGAATATAAGATACAACTGTTAAACGCAAGGAAGACACAGCTTAGGACTAAGAAAGAACTTCAGGTAGTACGGACAGGAAGACTAGAGTTTATAGAAGGTACTAACTGGAAGAAAGGCTTTAAGTTTGAACCTGACGAAACTAATGGATGGTTAAAAATTATAGAGGAGCCAGAACTCGATGAGAAAGATCATCATTATAGAGGATTGTATCGTGGAGGATGTTTGCTGCCAGGAGAAAAAGTGATAACTAATGATGGATTAAAAAATGCAGAAAATGTTTTTGAAAATGATAAACTTGTTAATGAATATGGAGATTATGTAGAAATACAAAACTTTTTTAAGAGAATGAAAATAGACTCTGATGTGTATACTATTAAGTCAGGGAATACATTTAGAACTAATACAGTAACAGAAGAACACCCTGTATTAATAACTAAACCAAAGTTTCATTCAGATAAGACAGTTAATGAAGATGCTTTTGATTTTTCTTATGAGCAAGCTAAAGATATAAATGTGGGAGATTGGACAAGGGTTCCTAATTTATATAATAAAGAATCAAAAGATCTTATTATGTGTAGTTTATGGGATGATGAAAATTGCAGGATTGATAGGAGGATTGATAATCCATTATTTGATAAAGATTTTTGGTGGTTTGTTGGATTATGGCTTGGTGATGGATACTGTGATAATCACTATAAGAAAATTTCTATATCTATAAATAGTAAGGAGTCTTTTTATCTAAAAAAATTAGAGGAAATAGTACTTAGATTATTTAATAGAAAAGTAAGCTGTAGAAAAAGAAATGGGTCTACAGAGTGTACGTTTTCTATTTCTCAGTTAAACTTATTTTTAACAAAGCATTTTGGAAAATATTCTTATGGAAAGAGGATACCTGAATGGGCTAAATATATTAAAAAAGATTTAAAGAGAAGCTTAATGCTTGGATATCTAGATTCTGATGGATGTATTTCAAAACACCTAAGAGGATATTATAATATACAATATATAAGTGTTAACTTAGAATTATTAGAATCTATTCAGGATATAGGATTCTCATTAGGTATAGTATCTAGTTTATGTAAACTTAGAGACGCATCTGTACATATATTTCCAGGTAATCCTAAAAAGAGTAAAACAAGAGAGTGTTATCAGTTACGTTTTACACATCATGATACTTTAAACTTGGTAGAGCAGTTAGATTGTAAGAATGATCTTAAAATACAAAGAATAGATTTTAAAAACTTACCAAAAGTAAGAAGAAGGCCAAAAGATAGTTGTTTTTTAAGTGCTGATAATAGGTTTATATATTTTAAGATAAAGAATATTGAAAAAGAAAAATATACCGGAACAGTTTACAACTTTGAATGTGATACCCATACTTATATTGGACATCATATAGGATATCATAATTGTGACAGCTACGACCAGGATGAAGCCCACACTTCCAAGTCTAAAGGTGCTATGTATATCAAGAAGGGATTCAATCCTTACAAGAAAGAGTCTGTTGCTAATCTATATGTAGCTCAGATACTAGAAAGACCTTCAGTAGAACATGGAGGAGCAGAAGCTTTTTATCTTCACTGTGCTATGGCCGGTATATGGTTTGGATGCTTTGGCAATATAAATATAGAATATTCTAACTTACGTATCTTCCAATGGTTTAGTGATCATGGCTATGACTTCTTACTCAAGGAGAGACCACGCTTAGCCTTTGCAGGGATGATAGGAAAGTCTCAGGTGAGTAACCGTTATGGTACTGACAGGGCTCTCAAGCCTCAGATACTAGCTATAGGATCCTCATCACTGACAGAAGACTCTATCAACAACATGTATTTTATAGAGATGGTAGTTGCCTTGGCTCAGTATCGTTATGATCCTTCAGGGAAAAAATATAATTGTGATATTACTATTGCCTTCTGTGAGACAGAGGTTGGTATGAAAGAAGATGAGCTCATTCCTGTGACAAAGGTAGATGCTCATAAAGAGACTGATAAGAAAGGTTTTTTGGTTTATAAGAGGAGTGCTAACGGAATATCATCTAAATTTGTATAAATATTATGGAATTTAACGAGTTATATGTATCGGACAATAAGAAGACTCCTGAATGGATAGAAAAGCTTGTTAAGCATTATGTTCAGGCAGACAGTGGTAATAGTGCTGATATTACCAGGGATGAGATATGCTGGCAGTACTATCATAACGAACTCAATGAGGACAGGTTTAACTATCTCTTAGAGGTAGGGAAGTATAGCCTTCCTGCTAAGCCAAGACATATTCCTTTGCAGAAACACCTCTTAGACTCTCTCTCCTCTCAGCAGGTACGCAGGCCTTTTGTTTTCAGTATATCCTCAGTAGACGAAGGATCGGTAAAGAAGAAGTCACAACAGAGGATCATGGCAGCTATGAATGACATCACTATGCTGATACGTCAGAAGCACTATGGAAACATCACTAATATCTATAAGCTACAGTCTCAGATAGAGCAGCTAAAGCAAGCACTACAGAGGGAACCTCAGAATGAGAAAGAGTTTGAGTCCATGCGTATGATGGAGATGCAGCTACCTTATATGGAGATAGAGATAAACCACCTTATAGAAGTTATAAAGGCAGAAGACTCTATTGACGAGAAGCAGATAGAGCAACTACAGAGATACTATAGGTATTCCCATAAAGATATCGAAGAAGAGAGAGCTCAGAAGCTTATGATAAAGCTTAGAAGAGATCTAAACATAAAAGGAAAGTCCGGTAACAACTTCATCTCTCATATCGTCACAGGAAAGCAATATTACTATGTAGACTACATCCAGGGAGAGAAGTGGCCCAGGATGGATAATGTAAGCTCTACCAAGATACGCTATCCTAAGATTCCTAACATCCCATGGGTACAAGATGGTCCATGGGTAATACTAGAAGAGGTGATGAGCTACCAACAGTTGTATCGTGAGTTTGGTACAGACATAGTAACCAAGTATGGTAACAACAAGCTAAAAGAGTTATCAGAGACAGCAAGCTTTAAGACTTCTACCTCTACACGCTTTGTAAGTACTCCTTACGGTGGTGTAGACTACAATGGTCCTTATCAGGGTAGCTTTGAAAATTCACAGGGTATAAAGGTCAAGAGAGTCTTTGTAAAGATACCAAGGAAGATAAGGGTAAAATATTCTCCTAACAAGTATGATCCTAATAAGTTCTTCCGTCACTTCTCTGATGATGGTAAGAAGGTTATCAATGAAGACAACTATCACTACCGTGAAGGTGTATATACCAATAAGAAAGATAAGAAAGAAAAGCATAACAGGAAAGAGGTAGAATGCTATCGCGAGTCCAGGGGTGAGTACATGAAGGAATATCCTATCAACGATGTCTACCAGGGAATAGTTATAGAGAATGATATTATCATACAGTGTAGAAAGAAAGAGGAGGCTCCTAGAAGTGTAGACAGCTATGGTGATGTGAAGCTTCCTATTGTAGGACCTACCTTCAGTGACATCTCCAAGCAACCTTATAGTCTTATCTGGACTACCAAGGACTTACAAGAGCTTTATGATATTGTCTATACTATGAGAGAGCTCATGTTAGCAGTATCAGGAACCAAGACTATTATCTTCGACCAGTCACAGAAGAACTCCACACTAGAAGACGCGGAATACGAGTATCAGAAGAAGAAGGGTACTATACCTATAGAAACTGTAGATAGTGTCACAGGGAGGCCTAAAAACGCCTCTTTCAACCAATGGCAGATGATAGATCTATCGTTGAGTCAGAGTGTACAGTATCTTGAGAATATGCTAGCACAGTTAGAAGATGCTATAGGTAACATTATAGGTATCCCAAGACAGCGACAGGGACAAGTGGTGAACACGGACCAGGTAGGTACCTTTAAAGAGTCCATACAGAGGGCTCAGCTAATCACAGAGATACTTTATCACGATCATGACCAGATAGAGGCTAAAGCACTTACACAGGTCTTAAACCTTGCAGGAAAGTATTGTATGCATAAAGAGTCAGTCCTTGAGATACAGGACAATGACTTTGGTAGAGACTTTGTTAAGCTACCTAAGAATCTGTTTAAGGGTATCCAATTTGAAGTAATGGTAATGGATAACTCTGAAGAGCAACGTAAGGTAGATGAACTAAGGAACCTTTCCATGATGGCTTTTAAGTCCGGAACATTACCTTTCTCTGCTATTATAGAGACCTATGATAGTGAAACGCTGGTAGCTATGAAGAACAAGGTAAAGTACTTTGTAGATCAGGCAGAAGACATGCAGCAAGAAAATGCTCAAGCTGAAAGGGCAAGTAGGGAGAAGGTAGAAGGACAGAGGATACAACTGCAAAAAGAGATGGCTAAGTTCTCCGCAGACTCACAGATGCAGATACAACAGCTCCAAGGGCAGATAGCTATGGAGAAAGAGAACGTAAAAGCTCAGTCAGAAAACTTAGACCGTCAGCTTGCAGAGAAGAAGATAGATATCGATGCTAAGCTGAAGTATTTCGAACTACTCAACGAACAACAGAGTGAAAATGCAGTCCTCTCCAATAACGATAAACATTCTACTATCAGTGAAAAGATCAGTGTGTTGGAACTACAGATGAACAATATCATGGGAATGGCTAACCTATCTAGTAATCATGAGATAGGTAAAGAGAAGGTAAAGGTAGAAAAGGAGAAGGCTAAAAAGATGGTAAAAGAACATGTCAGCGATAAGTAGTTGACTTTAAATAACTAATTTTTTATATTTGTTACATAAATAATACAAACAATGGAAGACGAGAACAAGAACACAGACGGTATTGAAATCAAAGATGGTGATTTTGATCAGCAGAAATTTATGGATGCAGCAAGAGGTAATCCTGGTGGTAATCCTGATGGTACTGGCGACTCAGGTGCCGGTGCCGGTGCTGGTGATGGAATTAAAGATGAGGCTACACTAGCTGCTGAGAAGTTGGCTGCTGATGCTGCTGCTGCAGGTAGTGGTACTCAGGTAGATTTAGATCCTTATTGGAAAGGATTGGCAGAAACCTATAAAGGAGAAGATGGTAAGTATGAACTGCCAAAAGAAATCCTTACAGGAAAGAAAGAAAGTGGAGAAGACCTTACCGAGGCAGAGAGATATAAGATGCTACAGGACCATATCATAGCAAACAATCCTCCTGTGATAAGAGATCCTTTTATTGTAGAGTACCTAGAAGAGTCCCAGAAAAAAGATTTTGATAGATCTAAGTTTCTTCAGACAAAGCAGAAAGAGTCTAACGTGATGAACCTTCCTGCTAAAGACTTCCTTAAAGAGGTCTATAAGAGTCATGCTCAAGCGAACAAGCTAGAGTGGAGTGATGACATGGTACAGTCAAAACTTGACAAGATGGATGACATTGATGCAGAGTTTGAAGCTAACAAGTTCAAATCTAATATGCAGAATGTCCAGAGCAATAGAGAATATAATATCAATGAGCAAAACAAGGTTAGGATGAATGCAGACCTTGAGACTGCTCAGGCTGAAACAGAAGTACTGTTAAATACATATATTGACGAAAACAAAGAGAAAACTAATATAGGTGGATTTGAGTTCGGAGAATCCGATAGACAAGAATACATCGAGTTTTTACCAGAGTTTACCAAGAAGGAAGTATTGGAAGTAGATGGAAGACCTTATATTGCCAGCAAAGCTGATGTGGTCTTAAATGAAATCTTCCAGAATCCTAAACAATCATTAAACATTCTCTCTTACCTGTACTTAGTACATAAGGGTAAGATTGATGGTTTCAATGCTGACGCACTTG